CTTGCGGACCCAAGAACGCTGTTCATCAAGAACGAGCCCCATGATAGCAAGAAGGTCGCCGAAGGACGGTGGCGTCTTATCTGGGGCGCGTCTTTGGTGGATGTGTGCACCGCCAGCATCACTTGCCGCCGGCAAGGCAAACTTGATATTGAACAGTATCAAGGAGGTCCTGTCGAGGGCGGCCACCAGCAGGCTGCAGGACTTGGACACCACGACCAGGGTATCTCCCGGCTCTGTGCCGAGTTTCAGCGCCTTGTAGACACGGGCCTTGAGGTGTTTGACTCGGACGCATCTGGTTGGGACATGTCCGTCAACCGCGACTCCTTGTATGCAGATGCGCATAGGCGCATCCTGCTATACGAGGGCCGCGGCAAGGCGGTGTTTGAGCTCTTGACGCTGTGCGAAGCCGCAGCAAACAGCGCTCACGTCGTCCTGATCGGTGGCAGCCTTTGGGAGGTCCTCAAGCCAGGCATCACCGCCAGCGGAATCCTTTCCACCACCGCCCAGAATTCGTTCATACGGGCACTTTTGTATGCCTTTGTGAATGTTAGGCATTGTGTGGTGGCTGGGGATGATGGGGCCGGCGCCCGCGAACATGGTTTCGACCACGCCACTGCTCTTGCGGCCTATGGGCCGGTCGAGAAGCAGGTTAACGTCTATGATTCGAGCGTTGGACTAGAGTTCACCTCTCATCGCATGAAGCGGGAGATGGATGGCACTTGGTCCGCCAGGTTCTTGAATCTGGGCAAGGCGTGTGCCCGACTAGCCATGGCTGACGCGGTGACGGCCGACCAGGTCGCTGGGTTGATGTTCTGTGTGAGGCACAGCCCTGAGGAACTTAGGGTCCTCGGCGATGTTTGTGAGGAGATGGGTTGGCCGATAGCGGGCGTTAAACCCGCGTTCCTCCCGTTCCTCGATTAGGAACCCGCAAGGTGTATTCCTTCCCGAAGTCCCGGGGTTGCGGGTGGGCACCCATTAGTTGGGAGATAGCGCCACTGTTAGTGTGGCAACTTCAGTCCGCGTTTGCGGTTCTTTAGCGCAACTGCTAGTGTTGCATTGCTGCGCAGCAGCTGTACATATGGCGATCGCAAAGCGTGTTAAGCGGAAGATCGTGAAACGCAAGCCTAATGGCAGGCGTTCAACTGCCGATAAAGTCCAGGCACAAGGAACCGGAAGGGCCCCCAGGGTCCCTTTTGGCAACGGCAACGGGGGGGGGGCCAAAAGCGTCGTCCCCCGGCTGCCCGCCAGTTGCTGGGACGCCTTCAGCTCCACGCATGCCGCCCTTCCACGAGCCGTGGGGCCCTACACAGTCGTTAGGACCACCAGGCTCATCAATACCAACAGCAGGCTTGCCTTGGTTGGGAGCTTTGCCCGGTTCGGGGGTGTCGCAGGTGCCGCAGATGGGTTGCCACTGTGGACAAACATCTGCTGTGCCACCGAGTCTGCTCCCACCGCCATCGGCTCAACTGCTGCCACTACCTTTTACGGGATTCCCAGTCCCGTGCCCAACACCCTGTCCGGCACTGCTGGTGGTGGGACCCTTTGTCCTGCCGCAATATCAGTTCAGGTGATGGGCCATGACCCCCTCAACACGGCCGCTGGTCAAGTGGCTGCCGCAGTTTGTCCTGTTCGTATGGACATGCGTGGTAGCACTCGTACCTGGTCGGATGTGGAGGCGCAGTTCTTGGCCTATTTCCGCCCGCGGCTCATGTCCGCCGGAAAACTGACGTTGCGGGGGGTGCAAATGGATTCGCACCCATTGTCCATGGCGGACGTCTCGGAATTCCGGGGTGTCCAAGAAGTCACGGGCGCTCTTAATGCCGGCGGGGTTACGCCTTCGGCGTGGAGTTTGTCTGAAGCGCCGTATGATTCGAATGGCTGGGCTCCGATGGTAGTGCTCAACCCGGCGAATGCCAACCTGACTTTGCTGATCACGGTGGAGTGGCGCGTGAGGTTTGACATCTCAAACCCCGCAGTCGCGTCTCACTCGCACCACGGTGTTTCGAGCGATGTGAGTTGGGAGAAGCATATTGCCGCGGCGACACGCCAGCTCCCTGGAGTCATAGACATTGTGGAGAAGGTGGCGAACACTGGGATGGCCGTAGCATCGATGATGCGCGGCTAAGTTAGACGTGCGAGG